CTTATGAATCATTTGTACATCAAAAGATGCTTTTTTGCTAGCACCTTTGTGTGGTTTATATCCACCAGGGGGGTTCTTCATAAGTTTGAACCCCTTTCCTGATTTCATCCAATGATAGCCTTTTGGAGCTTCAACGGCTTTTTTCATTAGTACCCATATCCTTTTCTAGGTTTCTTTACTGGTTTCTTTACCTTTTTCTTTTTAGGTTTCATGTTATAACCTGGCATTATAGTAAGTCTCCTCTGAGTCTAGCTAAGGTTGATTCAGGTAATGCAGCAAACTCATCATCAGTTAATGTTGCTGGATTAATTGTTTTTTCACCGCGTGATGCAGAACTTTCTCCTGCCATCTCTGGTGGTTGTGCTTCAGCAGCTTCTAACTTCTTCTGTACTTCTGCACGTTTTTTAGACACTTCATCTACTTGTTTGTTATGAGCCTTTTGTATCTCATCAACTCCAGGTTTGATGTTGTGTGTTTTTACTACATAGTTAACTGCTTTATTTAGAGAAACAACAGCATCATATCCTTTTTCTATGAAAGCATCTCTTAATTCAATAACTTCTTCTGTAGCCTCTTGATTAAAAACTTCAGAGTTTTGATCTAAAGCTGGATATTGTTCAGCAATCCTAACAGCTTCATTAGCTAAGTTTTGCTGTTCTTGTGTTACATGAACTTGGTTATCAACTTTTGAATCTATGTTTTGTTGGATTTCAAATACAAGATTACTATATTCTGCGGCACGTATCTCTTGACGAAGTGCTGCAGCTTTTTCTGCTTCACCATCTAATAATAACTCTTGATATTCCAACTCTTTTTTAGCAAAGTCATATTCAACAGGTTTATCTATAGTAACTTCTTGTTGTGATCTTTTTAAATCATCCAGTTGTTTTTGCAAAGCTCTTTGTTTTTGTAAAGCCTCATCTAATCTAGACTTAGGTATCATTGGAGCTTTCTTTTCTGGCGTAGAATCAAGTTGTGCCATTTCTTGTGGTTCAGGCTCAGGCTCAGGTTCTGCCTTTGCTTCTACTTCTTCTGTAGCTTCAGCTTCAACTGGCTCAGGTGTTGGCTCTGGTTCAGGTTCGGCTTTAGCTTCAGGCTCAAGAGCTTCAGAAAAATCTAAGCTCATAGAAGGTTCATCTACACCCTCTGGTGTATCAGCTCCTGGCATTTTATCTAAAACAACATCTTCCATTTTTTCTTCAGACATACTTACTCTCCTGTTCGGGTTCTAGGGTTTCCATTACTAGTTTTCATAACCGTATTGGCTATGCTGGTAGCCGCTTGAGTTTCTGACTGTACAGCTCTTAATTCATTAGTAGCTGTAGAAAGATCTCTTCGCAACTGTAACTCTTCCATCTTCATTTGTATTTTAGCTTGTAATTCAGCCATCTTAAGTTGTGGATCAATATTTGTCATTTCTTCTGCCTTCGCCATATTAAGTTGAGCTTCGCCTTGTTTCGCTTGTACCTCAGCTTGTAGTTTAGCTAATTCAAGCTGGAACTGTTGCATTTGAAGTTGTTGCTGTTGGGCCATAGCTTGTGCCTGTTCTGGTGATGGTGGTTCTTGACCGGTAAGTTTTCTTATACGTTTAGCTAGTTCTGCTTTACGTTCTAAGTGGCTATATTCTACAATTGCATCGTCTGGTATTGCAACACCTGCAGAACGTAAACTAATAGCTTCTGCAAACTGTATCTCATCAAACGAGTCACGTGCAGGAGATGTTGTAACTACAACATCATATTCACCAACAGTTATATCGTTAACTATAGCACCACTTGGAGTCATCTGGTTTATAACCATTTCCTCTCTGGGTTTCATAGGATCAGTTTCATCAGTAATCATAAAGATACGTTGTTCAGTATAATACCTTTGTATTAGACCAAGTACTTTTTCAGCTAGATACTGACGTGTCTTACGCAAGTTATCAAGTGGCACCTGTATCATAACTGCGCCACGGTTTTGCTTCGCTTGTATAGCTACACCTGATACTTCTGCAGCATCAGTACCTAACATTGAATCGTTAACACCGCTGATAGCTTTTATATTCTCTTGCGCTTTTAGAGATATACGATCTAAGCCAGTAGGTATTTGATTAGGTTGTATCTTAACTGGAGGTGTAGAACCACGGTTGTATTCAACTACTAATCCAGTTTCTGCACCGTGTTCTTCCATATCATCAGCAGTCATACCTACTAATGAACCTGATTCAACCATCCAACCACTGTTAGCGGTGGTGTTTACTATATGTAATTCTTGCGAAGCAATTTTATTTAACTGCTCTTGTGGTGATAATAAGTTACGTACCATACCGAACGGACGTCCGCGACGGAAGTATGCAAAGTAAGGTACGATAGTGAAGTCTTCATACGGTGACCAATCATCATGTAATACAACTCTATCACATGTAACTGTCCATCTTATGCAGCGCATCATCTTACTAATAATATCTAAATCATTATCTTTAGCGAACTTCTTAACTTTCCTATCAGACCAATTGGCCGGTACAGGACGTTGATCGCCATAAGTCTTATCTACATAAAACTCTTTACGCATCATCTTACGATGTTGGCGCTCTATCACTCGTAAAGACTTAATTACACGAGCTTCTTCATCATTAGGTGTTGTAGTACCTATGAAGTCAAAGTTTTCATCTGTATCACCATATCTTGTTTCTTGATACTCAACAGAGTCTTTACCATAGGTATTACCATATTCACCTGCATAACGTAATCTATCAGCTTGTTCTTGACCATATAGTTCTTCTATTTCTTCTAATGTCATCCACTTAGATTCAAAGAACTCATTCCAAGTAGTAGGATCATACTCTTTTGCATCAGGATCAATTAATATATCTAAAGGATCTTTAGCTGTGATACGTATTTCACCTTCAGTACTTTCACTAAAATCTACACGGACGTCGAAATAACCACGACCATCCATAATTAAACCATCACTGAATACTTGGTTCTCTACCCAATCAAGTTTGTTATTGTCTGCTATTTGTTCATATAACTTAGTTAAAGTATGTGCAGTTGCATCATCTGTCTTTCTTCGTGGTTTAAACTGTATATCAGCACGGCGAGTAGACTGTTCACCTAATACAGTATTGATTGTAGGTAAAATAGTATTAATAGTTAAAGCAGGGCGACCTTCAGCATCGAGTTGTGCTACGTCTGCATAGTCCCACTGTTCTCCTTGATAATAAGCATCACACTTTTTAGCCATATCAATATATTCTAAATGACCGTTGTCCCGTGCTCTTACGTATCTATCCCATTGTGCTCTAGCTATTGTTTCTTCTTCAACTTCGGATATTTTTTTCTTCTTCCCTTTATGTATCATATTATGCACTCATAGCAGATTTGCTGCGGTTAGGTTTTAGTAAGCCATCTAAACGATCACGCCAAGATGGTATCTTATCAATATTTTCTACATATGTACTAAACTCGGCCATCATTAAACCAATCCACGATAATGCATCTACTTGGTCATCATGTACACCATTAGGGAATCGTAGTAACTCAGCCACTAATGGTCCAGTAAATACTTCGTCTCTTGGCAAATAAACCATGCCTTGTTGCATCCTACCCTGTATGGCCCGTGCTCGTGCTTCTTTATCTCTTCGGCCAGTTTTCAGGTCTTTAAAATACGCTTGATGTAATCCACGTTCTCGCACACGTTTCTCAAGGAATGGTCCAAGAGCCATCTCTATGTGACCTTTTTCTATTCCTATTATCGATGGTTTCCATTGTTCGTAGACATCTAGTATTGTTTCTACTATTTCAAAACCATCAAACTTACCTCGTATTACATCAACTACAAATAAGTTATCCCATTGGTCTACACCAACTACCATACCAACAGTATAGTCGTTTCTATCTCTTTGTCCTATAGCCAAGTCCCATGCACAATAGTAACGCATGTGTGTCATTTCTATATCATCGGGATCATAATACTCAATCATGTCCCTAGTAAAGTAATCACCATCATCCGCTACTGGATTCTGTTGATACAGCGCCGACCAGTCCCTGGGTCCAACCGCTTTCTTAATTCTGTCTAATGCTTCTAAATCATATCGTTCTGGATGCAGAGCTTGTCCCGTGGTCCTATATTCTTCATCTTCTTCCGCGATTGCCGGATAACGAACTAGTTCCCACTGATCTCCACCTTCTGTACCAGCTTTTAGCAATCTACCTGCTAAATCATCATCATGCCATCTCGTCATGATTACCAACACACCGCCACCAGGGGCAAGACGTGTGTATGCAGTTGATGTGTACCAGTCCCAGTTAGCATCTCTATTATGCTGAGACTCTGCATCATCACGGTTTTTTACTGGATCATCAATCAACAGTATGTGTGCACCTTTACCCGTGATACCACCACCAACACCAGCGGCCACATATCCACCGCCCATGGTTGTTAACCACGCTTCTGCAGACTGACTATCTGGATCAAGTCTAGTTTGAAACGCAGTTTTGTATGAATCTTCTCTTAACATCTGTCGTACTTTACGACTAAATGTCATAGCCAACGAGCCAGAGTACGAACAACTAATACACTCATGGCTCGGGTTTCTCCCTAAGTGCCAAGCAGGGAATGCAACACTAGCTAATGTACTCTTACCGTGTCGGGGCGGCATGAAGAGCATTAACCGTGGTGACTTTTTCTCTGCTACGTCCCTTGAAAATTTTTCTAATCTTTTACAGATGTCTTTGTGAATCCACCCTGCTTGGTAGTCTGGGTTGAATCTTTCAACAAATGGCAAGAGTCTTTTTCTTGTGAGGAATCTTCGCGCAAGTTCAGCCTTTGCTTTCTCCTCAACAGATGCTTCAATTTGTTCCTCTTTTCTTGACTCAGTGCCATCACTTGCTCTTGGTATAGATTCAGCATCATCTGCTTTACAATAAACACAAAGCCGGTCATTGCCGGCATATAAAGTTTCTGGGTGTAGGTTCTTGCACCTTACACATTCTAACTTTTTAATTTCCATTAAAATAATTTCATTTGTCGTTTAATAATCTGCTCTTCTTTTTTTTGATTCTCAACATACCCTCTAAACTTTTTATCTTTTTCAGCTTGTTCTTTCTTTCTTTCCCTTGCATATTTTCGGTTTAATCCACTATCTTTTTTTGGCCCACGGGTTTTTTTACGTGCAATTTTTTCTGTAGCTTTTTTAGTAGCATTTTTAATTGCTTTCTCTTTTTGCTTTTTAGTAAGTTTTTTAAGTTTATCCTTACCTACTTTTTTAACTACTTCTTTTACTATAATGTAGCCTAATTGAACTGCCACGATTAAAACCTTTTCGATATTCTAAGTTCTGCAAATTTGTCTCCCGGAGCAACGACACCTGATAGTGTAGTGTTCTTACCAAGATCCAAACTACCTTGAATACTAGTACCTGACATACCAAACCGTACATTCCTATCAGCCGTTATTGAACCGCTAACCTTACCTTTTCTTCCAAAAAGGGTAGCCCCTAGTCGTGCTGCCTCAACATTGGCATCTACTGATAAACCAGTTTCTATATTATGAAATGGAGAGAAAGCCATGTATTTACTAAAAAAGCCACTAGCTTGGTTACCATCTTCTAAAGATAAGTATTCATCCATAATAGGATCTTGATCTTGGCCCATATCTCCTACACCTTCTAAACCTAAATTTCTAGCCATTATTTACCCCTTTTTTTAGCTTGTCTAATTTTCTTTTGAAGAAATGCAGGTAAAGTTTTTTGTTTAGCAGTTAAACCATTTTTACCATTAGGTTTCTTTTTAGCCCCTGGCGACATTTTTCCTTTAGCAGTTATCATTTTTGACATAGCATCTTTTTTTATGGCCGCTTTTCTTTTCGCTTTTGGTTTTGCTTTTTTCATATGACCTGGCATGATTATTTCCTCTTCGTTAGTGTTTGCATCCACAAGACTTTTTCTTCTTGCGGCGTTTACGTCCGACATGGACAATTTTAGGGTTTTTTGGATTACTTAAACTTGTTTTAGCCATTATCAACTCCTGCAGGCTCTAAATATTTAGTGTCTTGCCCAGCTAATTTTAGTAAATCTTCATCTGACATACGTTCTAGCTGTTTTGTACCTTGGATATTGATATTAACCTGAGTAGAATTATCAGGTATTGCCAGTCCATGTAGCTTAACTAAAGAATCTACAGTATTTTTCATTTCTGTAGCGTTTGCAGAAGAAGTATATGCTTCCATATACATCATATGCGCGTTTTCACGTTTGAAGTTTACAGTTTCCCGCATCTCCTCACGTAAAAATTCTAATGCTTTCGAAACAGCAGGTCGTTTTGCAGCGTCACGTGCTGCATTGGGATGTGCGTAACCGGCTGCACGTCCTGCAGCTGCTATTGACATGCCGCTTGCTATTAATTGTACTAATTTTTCTTGTTGAACAGTTAAGTCATTCAAGTTTAGGCCCATATAGGGCATATGATTGGAATTCAGTGTGGGACATTGGCTCAGTGGAGCCTTGTTCTATGCTTTCGCTGTTCTTTAAGCTGTTTTCTAACATTGTCATCTCTATAAACGAATATAGGTTGATTTTCTGGAACAAAGTTTTCTGTAAGACTATCTAACCATGCCTCTACTTCGTCTTTAGTCCAATTTTTTTCGGCTAATATTTCAACAGCCTTCTCAAAATCGTATGCTAAGACCTCTTTTTCGTCCGCAGAGACCGATGCAGTACCTATTACAGCGTCTTCGAGTCCTTCTATTGCCGTAAAACAGTTTATATCGTATTTTAATTCCATAATATTATTGGATATTAGCCTAGTTATGTGTTAGTCACAAGTGTAATCATGAATATTTTTGATCCACCAGTAAAACATGTCCTCAGATAGCGTATGTTTTAGCATATTTACGCGATATGCGACCAATTGTATGTTATTTTTTGTATAACTACCATTGGGATC